CAACACAATCTCTCATGTACTTACCTTCCATTTTAAATCCATTAGAAAAGATAAAACATTTAGCTCCGTTTTTTTTAACAACTTCTATAAATTTAGGAAGTTTCTTTTGCATAGTTGCTTCACCGGAACCGTCTAAATTTATAACCCTTACTCCGTGTTTCGCACAGTCGGCTACATAACTTTCAAACTCTTCAAGTTTCATCATACGACGAAACCCTTTGTCTCTGCCACCCTCACGCAAATCTTGTGGACACATACTACAAGAGTAATTGCAGCCACCCACAATCTCTATTACAGCTCTGTCTATGTGTAATGGTAATTTCATTGTCTAAGATCTCTTATTCTCTCTCTAAAATTATCGGCCTTCTTCTGGGAGTGTTCTAGCATTATTTCGGGGTTATCTACCCAAAACCATATACTTGCATCAACTTCGGAATTGTGACTGGCTCTTACTGCATATTTAGTATGATACTTGGTAACTCCCTCTTCACTTATTACTATTAAGGGCTTACAGAAGTTCTTTGCAACATAGTGCCACATACCATCATAACATATAACCTGTCTACAAGTAGAAATATGCCACATAGCTTCTCTAATGGGAGTTCTGTATGTCAGTTCAACCATCTGAAAACCATGAGATTTTAACTTATCTATTATAACATCCCAGTCGTTGTTTGTCAACTGTCTCTTCCAAGTTCTTGGAGTTTCAGCGTTAAATGTGGGTCTCCAAAAAACTATTTTATTAGGGACAATATCTAAAAATGTATCCTCTCGGAAAATCCAATCATTATCAGGAACTTGTGCACCTGTTTTGTCAGAGTACCTTCCTGATTGAAATTCAAATCGAGTTTTATCTAAAAACCTTGCGACTTGTCTTTTAGAACCGTCCGGCATAAGTTCAGTATCATCTTCATATCTCCAATTACTGTATCTACTATCAGTATTAATAACATGAGATATTTTTACATCTTCTTTTCTATCATAAAACCTATGCATATACTGCATTCTTTCTATAATAGTTTCTGGGTCCTCAAAATGATGAAGATGATGTTCACCATGAGACCAATGCATTTCTAAATCTATTGGAGTTTTAGTACGCCAAGAATGTAAATGGACACTATTAAGTGCCCACATAAAATCACCTACGCCCGGAGTTCCTCTCCAAGTAACGAGTTCAGTCATCAGTTTTCCAAATTACTAATGAAATCTCCGAGAGTGTCAATATCCCTATCAGACAAAAAAGATGCCTGTGACCACATTATCATGGACTGTCTTCCCCTCTCTTGTCTATTTTTATATTCCAGTAAAGCAGTTGTAATGTATTCTTTACTTTGCCCAGCTATCTTTGGAAACATTCCCATCCCTTCACCCTTCGTACCATGACATCCAGCACATCCATTCCACATAGGTGGGGTGGGGTCTTCCACGACTACAGGAGCTTCAATAACGCCTGCTGCGATAAGTCTTTCTTCTTCTATTTTAGCGACCCTAGCAACTTCTCGTCTTTCTAACAACTTTTCATAACACTCGTTTATACACGCACTTTGGGGGTTATGACCTCTGTGTTTTGCGTTAGCAAATGCGAAGGAAATAATAAAAGCAGCCGCACAGGAAATTAGAAAGGGGAATAATATATGTGGATTTACATCTTTATGTGACATCTATCTATCCTTATTTTTTAGTACCCATTGCTTCTTTCGCATAGAATGCCGCAACTATAGCAGCAACCGAAACGAAGTATGTGGGAGCCATAGAACCCAGTGTCTTTGTCGCTTCATCTAGACCTACGACAGATGCAAGGACAACCGCGAAAGGATATAACAACATTCCATATAGAGAGAACCAAGCCATCTTTCGTTGTGCATCTCGCATCGCATCAGCATCTTCAAGTTCTTTTCTTTTGAACTCCATATGCATTTCCAGTTCGGTCTCTGTTACATGACCATCACCATTTGTGTCAGCCTTTGCGAGAGATCCATCACTATCTACCGTGAGTACCTTTTCTTTTGTCTTAGTTTCTTTTGCCATTTTAAAAACCTTAATTATATATTAATTTATATGACTATTTATAATAAAAAAAAACCCTTCCGAAGAAGGGTTAGATTAACCACCACCGATATATTCCCCATAAGTCTATTGTTGTAAACATAAGATTTTGAATCAACATGGGTCGGTCTTTCCAAAAAACATAAATAAAAATCATATGTCCAATGAAGAAAAGTATATACCCCCATCGACTTATATCTATTTTACTACTAAGGAGAATCCCAGCTGCAAAAAACAATATAGTACCCACCCACTTAAGAATGGATATTTGATTATCAGTTTTCCGAAACAACGACATCATCGTAATAAGTAGAGGTATCTTCTTCACTGAATAAGTTCGACCAAACTTTTAGTTTTTCTAACTTCTGTTGTCTAGATTCCTCGACAGCACTATAAGATATAACTTCCCACTCCTGAAGAAGTTCTATCATACAAACTAGATCGCCCACTTCTTTTGCAAGTCGATCTATATTCACACGTTCTTGACCAAACCTTTTTATCTTAGAGGCTTCTTGAATAACCTCCGCACATTCTTCTTGAAGAATGGTTAATAATTCGGTAGCAGAATCGTTGTGTTTCAACATCTTTAGTCGGCCCAATCTTTCTTTGGATTTTTTTCTTCAACTCTATTACTATACATAGTTTCATTGAGTTGTACAGATGAAGTTTTTTCTACATCAAAACAATCAAATACTACCTCCCTTATTACAGGTGGTTCTGAAGGAGCAGAAGCTCTAAAGAACTCGGAAATTTGATCAGTTGTGATTGATTGCTTTTTATACACTTCTCCGGTGACAGGATTTTCCCAACCTTTCAGAGTAGGTACTGCATGTGGACACCAGTTAGGCGCTTTAATAGTCATAGTAACTCCTTATTCAGTAATAACTTTGTAAATTTCTTTCCAGTTTTGAACGCGTAACGCACTGCCTTTGTAGTTTGCGTTGTGTTCATGCGCAATTAAGAGACTCTCTAAACCCATTTCGATTCCTACATCGCAGTTTTCTGGTTTGTCTTCTATCCAATAACACCCAGTGTCACGATACTCTTCTAAAGCCTCATCCTTATCGGCACCAGTATCTAAATAAACATATTTCTCAAAGGGTGTTGGTCCAAATAATTCAATAAGATTTTTAGTTCTCAAATGTTGCGCATACTGATCATTACTCAAACTAGTTATCGCATGAAAAACATAACCATGTTGTTCGTGAAGTTTTCTCACATACTTCATAGCATCTCTGAGAGGGGGCAGTTTACGAATCACCGCACTCTCATTGAACATTCGAACTAATCTTTTACCTTCGTCTTTAGATATATTATATCTTTGATTGATACTGTAAATCTTGTCAGCATTAGGATCTAACTCATATCCATGACGATCCATCCACTGAGTAAATGCGTAGACCCAGTCTAACAAAACACCATCACAGTCTACTAATATTACCTTTTCCTTCATTTGTTTCTCCATTCAATATAGGTATTATAACCTATTGAACTAGAAATGTCAAGTGTTTTATGGAACTAAAGTTCTTTCCCAAGGCATAACTCTATACTTCCTCTGATACCAATGTCTAGTCATATCGATCTTCCAATCTCCTCCGGTATAATGACAGAAATTAGCCTTCTCAAAAAAATCTTCCTCGGTATCATAATGTGGAGAATCATTCCATTCTTGGCCTAAACATTCTAGGTCGAACTCATGTTTTCCAAGTTGTGCGGAGATATAGGGTTGATCATTCATAATTGACATATGAAAAGATGGTTGAGAGTAACACCAATCTTCCCAAGAATCAAACTCTTCTCTCGCACGAAGTCTGGCTTCCTTAGTCCATATAACTACTCCAGTATTAAGGATTGTCAACTTGGATGGTCTACTAGGAGGTAATGTCGGTAATATAGGACAGTTGTGCATATCAAACTTAGAACAAAAGTCATTGTATGTACTTTCTTTATAGTCCCAAGAATTGTATCCACCTCCATTTGGAGTAACTATGTCAGATTCTAATACACCATAAACTTCAGCTCCAAGACAACACTCGTCGAAGATATTTTTTGTCGTATTTACTACGATGTCGGTATCAACAAATAGAACGTTATCATATTTGTCAAACATTGGATCGTAGATTACTCGAAGACATTCATAAAGAAGTGATGTTGAACAACCATGTCCTTCAGTGAATACTCTTTTATCCGAGTAGTGATGGTCAGCGCAAATCAAATCCGCATATGCCTCGAAAGATTTTCTAGATATTGATGCGCACTCCTGATAGAGTTCTGATCGGTTTCTTCCTTTGATGTCTCCTCTTTGGTCGACAGCATCACTTGTTATCATATATTGGAAGATTGCGTTCTTAGACATTCTCTAGTCTCACCATCAATCGTTCTGCACGATTAGTTACTTGTTTATGCCAACGAGAGTCCCTACCTTCTACCGCAGCTCTTTCCCAGTCACCGTCAAGTAGTGCGGCAGTCATATTCTTAAACTTACTGAGACGAGTCCGTCCCATATTGAACATCATATTAACCAAGATTTCTTGGACTTCGCTGGGGAAATCTCCATAAGTCCGCTCTTCGTATAAAGCTTTGCACTCGGAAATCGCGATGTCCAGATCGGTCTCAAAACATTCCCAGACTCTCTCTTCAGAGATCTCTGTTCCAACATCCTGTCCATGTTCTGGGTCACTGTCCTTGACCAAATGCCCCACACCAAAAGTAGGGTAGCCAAGATGGTCGAGATAAATTTCATACTTAACCCCTTCGTCTATTTTTAATGTTTCAAAAACATTTTCTCTGTTCATGTATATATTCCTATATTAAGTGTTAATTGTTGAGTGCTTGCCAGCACCCTTCTTGATATTTTTTAAATGGTCATTCCATTCCGAACCGGCCAACTGACGAGCTGTGGTATGTCCAGAAACGAGTTTAGGCGCAGATAATATTACCTGTTTAAGTTCTGGATGATTTTTTTTAAATTCGTCTAGGTCAGAAATCCGAAGAGTCTTTTCAAAGATCTCTCCAGATTCCGTATTTTTAAAATTGTAAATTGCCATAATAAAATTCACTGGTCATAAAGTAGATCAATACGACAGGATACGCGAGGTCTGATCCTGAAGAGATATGATCACCTCCTTATGAGTACTTTCCCTTAAAAGTTTGATAATTTTTTATATTATTACCGGATATTGCAATTGATTTTACTGTAGTTACTTTAATGTTCGACATAATAGCTCCTTTTGTGCTGAGTCGATGGGAAAATGCTACCTTGAGGTTTACTTACGTATCAGATCAGGAAATGCCTCCTGTACTAATTTTTTAGTT